ACGTGCAGTTCACAGAGAGGGATCTTGCCTTTTGCAAGTAGTACGTCGTGCCCGTTCCGATATGCGTCACCGTGATCGCGGCGACCCCGGTTCCCGCGTTCGTAACACGCAGCGAGCGGATGATCGCGGCATTGGCCGCCGGGACGGTGTACAGCGTCGTCGGGGTAGCGGCGACGGGGATGCTAACTTTTCTAAAATACTTGTTGGCCATGGCGTATCCCTACTGCGTGAGATCGTAGAAGGACAGCGAGCCGACCGCATCGCCCGTCGTAGCGCCAGAAACCGTGCGAATCGCCACCGTATAGATGTCACTCACGCCCGCAATCGTCGCGCCTAACTGTAAGTCAAAGTTATAGGCTGCGGGGAATGCGGTATTTGAAACACCAGCGGATCCAGAAGCCGTAACGTAGTCGGTTTGGACAATGGAACCGCCGGTCGTTGCCGTGGCGGCGACGTCAAATTGGACATTAGCGTCAGTGGCTACCGCCGCCCAAGACGCTCCGGTCAGTGTTGGATTCTTGATCAACGCCACTTCGTAGTTCTGGCTCGTAGTAGGCAGTACTTGAACTCGGTTTGGCAGCACAACAGCGCCAAGCGCCGTAGAAGCCAATCGAATAGACACCAGCGGCAAGAACGTGCTGCCAATGGTGCCGAGCACTGTGGTGCGACGCGCCACATGGTCAATCGACGTCTGCTCAAAGCCGCCTTCTGATATTACGGTGATGCATATCGACTTCATGCTCGCCGCCACCGCAGAGGTAGCCGACGAGATCTCATAGCGGACAGGCAGCGTGGCGGTCGTCATGTATACCGAACTACCGTAGACGTTTGCCGTGTTGAACGTATGGCAGACGATGTACTGACCGTCGATGACGAATCCACAGCGAACAGAGCCCACACCGAGCCATTCAAAATCCATCCACAGAATCTGTGGCTTGGTGAGGTCCAGCGTGAGCCCACTCGCGCCAGTGCCGTTGAGCTTGTCACCGTTCCAGTCGGCCTGGTTCGCGAACCGTGCATCGGAGGGGGAACCTGACGTAGAGGAGCGCATGACGAAAGACAGCGTTGAGCCGTTCTTCTTGAAGAATACGCCGTTACTTGCGTTGAAGTACCCCACCTGTTGAGTGAGGTTGGCGCTCGTGCTGCTGTCCATGACGAACGTCGCAAGGACCAAAAGACCCTTACCCGGTTGATACGGGAACGAGCGGTAAGACTGACGGATCACGGAGCCCACACCGGCCCCAGTAACCTCCATCTTCACAGCGGCTTCATTGGATAAGAACGTCGTCGTGCCCGTTCCAGTAAGTGAAACGTCAAACTGATTGTCTGCCGCATAGCGATTTTGGCTATCAAACAGCGTGTATGGCTGACTAACGCGCAAGCGGCCGAAGGCGTCGACGTTTGTTCCGCCAATGGAAACAGGGGTTGGGGTGCCGCTCATGTCTATCGATCCTCCACCATCCCCATGCCACGCGTACGCCGAATCTTTGTCTTCCGTAACCGCAGGGGAATAGGTGTTATTAAGCTGAAAAATAACCTGTTCTAGCGAACGAACTAACTGGTCAAACTGCTCCTGACTGTAATTAACGGCCGCTGCGTTAGGCAGACGGACGTTGAAAATCTTACTCATCTCAAGCCATCCGGCTGGATATCGACACGCATCGTGCCGAAGCGCCAGTTGGTATCAATCTCAGAGCTCTCGATCTGCAACGCAATCTGTCGCCCGCGCGCACGCGTGTCCACTTTGTCCGTGCCCGGTGCGATGACGTACGGATCGAGCGAGCTTGGCGTCGCGGAGACCTGTGGGTACAAGCGCAGCAACAACCGCACCGTGAGATTGCCCTCTTGGTTCTTGAAGTCCGGGATAAAGCGCTTCATGAAAAGCACCTGATCGCCATCGCCGATGTCGAAGTATCCCGATTTGACGTACGCCAGGATCGGATCGCCATTGCCGTTCTTGCCAAACTCCTGGTTGTAGAGCACCGCACGGCCCGCCGTGAGTCCGTAGATCGTGCTAATCGTCGACTCCGTGCTGTCAACGTCGTACTTGGTCGCCATCGGGTAGGCGTAAGTGCCCAGGTCCACCCAAGCGGAGCGAGGCATAGTGCCCACGGACCACACTTGCTCGAGGTAGTTGTAGGTCACGAAGCGATCGATGTAGTCGTTGTCCTCGGTGCAGTACCACCAGGTCACTTCGTTGAACTGCGTGTTGATTCCTACGTGCACTTTTTGCGCTTGCGTGAAGTTCAAGTCCTTGAACACGTAGTCCTGCACCGTGCAGGGAAGCTTCTTGACCACACCGTCGAACACGAAGAAGGCGTCTTTGCTCATCCAATACGCCACGCCGTTCACATCGGCCGACGCATGTGGGCCGATCAAGCCACAGTTGGCTCCGAGCTGCTGGAAACCGAAGGTATACGGCGGTCCGAGGTACTGCATGCCGTGCAGCGACGTGTCGGTCCAGATCAGGATCTGTCCGCGCGAGCGAAGCGCCGAAACAATGTAGTTTCCGTCCGTCAAACGCTGGCCACCGGCCGTATTGGTCGCTGTCGCGACAAACGTGTTGATGTCTTCTTGATTTGAGAAGCGCACAAACATCGGATCCTGCGACGAAGGCGTCCCGATGGTCGATTCCGTGCCAAAACAGATCAAATGTCGGTCAGGTGTTGACACCAACGCGTATTTGCTCTTGGTCGGCGCACCAGAAATAGCGGTCGCACGCACACCAATGCCCGTACTCGGCAGCCACTCATAAATGCCGCCGTCAACGACCTGCATGATGAGGTTTTCGCCGTAGTTATCGAACTGCCAGACGCGGGAGAAGAGAGCAACCGAGGCAGAGGGCGGTCGCGGAGTGCCCCAAGTGCTCAAGCCCCACGTTCCAGTGCCCCAACCGAAGTCCGAGTAGCTTACATCCGACCCCGTGTTGATCTGGTAGGTCGCCGTGGCCGTGCCTGCCGCCGTGGCGGTCGAGGTCGCGCTGGTCGGCGCTTCGATGGCGTACTCATTGGCGTTTAGAACCTCAATAATCTCAAACTCATTGTTCAAATCTGCGTTCGGAATGCCGCCCGGGTTGCCGGACGTCGCGGAAAACGTGACAAAATCGCCTGTAATCGCCCCGTGGCCGCTGTCGTTAACCACCACACGGGTCAATCCGTTCGTCGTGTCAAAGGTCACACCCGTGTTGGTATCCCGAATGGGCGTAATGTCCGCCCAGGTACCACCGTAGTAGACGTAAACCTTCTTGTTTGTGCCGACGGCAACGTACGGAGAGCCGTCTAGGTCTGTCCAAGTGAAGACTTCACTCGGCATACCCACCAAATAGGTGGTTGTTTCGCCAAACGGCGCCCATCCGCCGACCTTTTCAGGCAATCCATAGCGAAAACGGACGTAATCGGAGTCGATCCATCCGCCTTCCGCGCCGTATTCGGTGTTTTGCTTATCTACACCCGGCTTTAAGAACAGTCTGAGTAGTGGCATGGGCGCATCCTACTTGATTGGACCGCCGACGAGCCATGCGTCACAGGTCCGATCGCCAGCGCACTTGAAGTGAAAGAGTTCGCAGTAGCCGAGATTGGCCGCCGCGACCACATCCGGGGCATAGTTTTCATGCTCCTCGCTCGGATCCTCGAGGCCGTTTTCGATACAGGCAATCATCTGCGGGGTCTGGATGAACGCCGAGCAGTTGCCGCAGCGAGCTTTCTTCGCCTCGCGGATCGTTGTTTGCCAAAGGTCTGCCTTCTTCTGCCAGAACGCACGCGACTCGGACTCCGGGTTCAACGGCCCGTAGCCATACTCCTCAATCGCATTGTTGCGATTCTTGAGGTTGACATGGATATCCACCGTCGCTTCCGGGCAGCCCTTCTGGCCCCGCTCGTACGACTTACGAATCTCCTGTCCAATCGCGTCCTTTTTGACACTCGCCATGCTTCACCTGTACTGCGCCGTCTTGCGAGCGATCGCCTTCGGCTGCTTTACAAACTGTTTGCCTTTCGCTTTGCCCTTGCGCTTGGCCGCGGTCGTGCGCGCGTACTCCTGCGGGGACAACGCTTTAATCGCGGCCTCGGGCAAGTACCGCTCGCCCGTCTTGCTCGAGGGCTTGCCGGACTTTGTACGCCACTTCTGGGCCGTCCAATTCTTCAATGACTGCTGCGGTGCGCGCATATTAATCCCTGTACCCGCCGCCAGCGGCCTTATAGCGTTTCGCCAAGAGCTGTGCCTTGCGCGCGCTCCAGCGCCCTGCGCCAGTGCCCTGCGTGTTCGCGGCCTTGATCGAATTGAACAAACGCTTACGCAGCTCGGGCTTCGTATAGTTACCCGCTGCGTTGACCTTACTCTTGGCTTTCTTCCTCACGGCAAAGTTCCTCCGCTTGCTGCCGGCATGGTCGTCACTTGGATCGACACATGTTGTTTCAGATTCAACTCCTGCCCGCAATCCGAGCAGGTATCCGCATTAAGCTCCGCCTCATCGAGGTCGTACCCACAGGCATCGCAATAGACTTCGATCACGTGCGCGGGCTCGACCAGGCCTTGGCCCGTGGTCCGCGGTTCGAGTGCAATTCGCATTAGGCTACTCCTGCAAGGTACATGACCCGCTCGTCGTTTCGGCGCTTGACCAAGCCTGGCAGCACACGGCCCGCGGCCTTGGTCCATTTTAGAAACTCATCCGCCGCTTCTTCAAATTCACCCCGGTTGGTCTTCATCCGAAGGGAAGAACGCTGGAGATTGCCGAGACCCACGTTGAAGGCAAAAGATACGAGAGCATCAAAGACTCCCTGACGGCCAACAGCAGCAGGGCAAAGTCGAACCACACCACGCTCAAACCGACTAAGGTCTTGAGCAAGTATTCGGTCCACCTCGTCCATCGTGAGAGTGCGATCCCAGCCTGCGGGTATCGGTAGACTTTTACGCTCCTCATACTTCACCGCCGCATGGGCAGGATCGATGACATGGCCGACCCCGACCGTCCATAGCAGGGCCGGACACCGATAAGGGCGTGTTCTGACACCCTCATGGCATTTTACAAGTTTAATAAGATCAGGGCTTACTTTCATATCTGCAATTTTCAAAATGCCAGCGGTACATTGCACCATCACCGCCAGTTACCCCACATTTAGGGCAAGCCACTCTTGATCTTGAAACTCCTTTTAATTTGCTTGGCTTGCCTTTCAATGCAGTAGATAATCTTTTTTTGTGGCTGTCCGAAAACACAATCTTTTTACCAAACATCGGATTCTTGCTACCAAGTTTGGCAATAGATATGTTTTTACGGTAAACCTCTGGTCTTTCCTTGCCTTTTGGATTTGGAGGAATACCACCGCCAACACAAGTATTCCACCCCATGTTTTCAAATGGACGAAGCATTTTTTCTAAAAACCGCGCAAGATCTTCATTAAGATCCGACGCAATAACATCAACACATATCTCATCGCCATACTTTTTAATAGCGTTTGATAAATGATTGCGGCGAGTCTTTGCAGCGTTTTTGTGTTGGTAAAACCTAACAGCAGGGTTTACGCTGATTCCAACGTACCCTTCATCAAGCGCAAGGCTTGATCGTTCTCTAATGTG